CTCGGCGTCGCTAGATTCTTAAGCGACTAGAGTGTAGATCAACGTCCTCTTATAACCATTCGTTCCTGGCACGCTCCAAAAGGGCACGCCGGATTTGGAAATCTTGACCGCTACCTTCTCAGGTAAAGCCAAGTTAGTCTTCCAATCAGTATCAGAAACATAGATACTGTAGAGTGGAGAGATCCAGTCACCTGGGTACTTACTGCGAATTTTGCAGGGTATCTTAGTGAATGTTTCGAAGAGGTGACCCCCGTAACCGCATCTGTTCATCTTGGCTCTCCGGAAACTTGGATAGCTGTCTGACAAAAGATGACCATCTCCATAACCATCGGGGCCGTAAAGCCTCAGTGGTCGTGGGATGAACTGTAAAACTCGTTTCGCGGCTTCCTCATCGAGGTTGCGCTTATAGAAGTTGTACAGGGTGAAAAGGGTTTCGCAGCTTACCAGATGCTTTTGGTAAAACGGACGAACGTTGACACCGTTGTAGTAGTCATGACCGCAGGACTCACGAAAAGGCCCGCTTACGTACGATTTAGCAGTGTTAACGCTAAAACCGACCGCATTGAGGGCCCAGTAAACCTGCCTAGCACCTGACGTCGGCACTATGATGTCATCGCCATAAACCGCAACGTCACTCTGTTTGAATGACGACCCGAAAACTTCCGGGGCGGCGGTTGAGATTGCCCAAAAGATCAGTGTTTCCAAAGGGAACGTTTTTGCGTTACCCATGCTGGAGAACTTCTCTAGGCGTATCTCAGTCCCATTAACCAGAACTGCGCCCGTTCGGGCATAATTAAGGAGGTGGAACCAGTCTGACGGTAGAAGAGCTTTCACAAGCTCGTAACAGATCAGATCAGAGGCACTACTAAGGTCGATCGTCGCCAGGTCATTATGAATTGACCCTTGACGAGCCAGCCGCGCATTGCGGCTTTGGTCGTCTGTACTTAGACCGGCCTGCTTCAACCGCGATTCCATGGCCTGCCTGATACCTTGTTGTACAAAGGCGTTAAGGTTAGGTTCCACGAGAATCGTTCTGTAGGTCTTGGCACTTTTCGGCACGCAAACAAGCTTCCCAATGGTCTCTTCAACAGGGACCGTGGTGGCGAGCCACCCGTCTTCAGTGATATAGGGGTCCGACTCAAAGGCGTTAAGCCAGTGAGGGACACTCCTGAGCACTTCGGGCAGGAGCTTTGATGCCAGCAAGTTGCTACTACACTGGAATCCCGATGCCATTTTCTGCATCGGGCACGACTGTTTTCTTTTTGTAACGGTCGTGGCACCTGGTCCAAACTGAAACTTCAGCTCCCCGATTTTCGGGCAAGCCTTCAGCACAAAGCGAATTTTACGGCGTGCAATTTCAATTAACCGCACGACGTTGGGTACGCAGGATTGCGTATTACCAGTTCGACAAAGTCTGAAGAAAGCGTTGGTTTCAGCGCAGACCTGTTCCGTTTTCATGAACGTCTCAACGGCGACCTCAGTTTTATCGAGGCCGATATCAAGATCTTCTAACTTGGTAAAGAATCCAAGTCCCTGACGCATGTTGATGAGCCACATAACATCGAGGCCATCTACATTTTGTTCAAGGTTATAGTTCACTAGCTCGGACCACCGTCCTTCGTCCATAAGACGAATAAGGTGGGCGCCCTCAGCTCCGCAATCAGCGAAGTGAGGTCGTGCCAGCTCCCTCAGGATAGAGAGAGTGTGGCTGAGGGAATGTTCCTCGTCCCAGCGAGTTAGAGCTCGCATTTTGTGCATCCTTAAAAGAATGTAAAGGGTAGTTGCGGTTATCTAAAAACGATAGCAGGGCGCAGAAAATCGCGACCACGCATATCAAGATAACTAGAGCACGTTCGAAGGGCATTAGCTTGCGCTCACGCCCAGATCGAATAGCTCCGGACCGGGACCAGTGGCCACGGCAGCAACAGAAGTAGAGATCCCGCCTGCGACGTTTAAAGCCATCTGGCGAGCCAGACGACGCGTAGCAGTTTGCGAGCGCCTATTACTGTACTGCGTGATTACCACGGTCTCCGTGTACGCAACAGTGGGGGCAGCAGTGTAGCCAGCTGCATTGTTCCCAGCCACAGCTTCCATCACGGGGATGTTAACCGTAAGCGACGTCTGTTGGATACCTGACTTCAACTGGCGTTTGCGGGTAGTCACCGAAACCTGCGCATCATGGGGTACAGCGGCAAGCCGCTCAGCCCATTCAGCAACAGTTTCAGTTTCCGTACGCATAGAGCCCAGAGGGATCAGAGTATGTGAAACAGGTGAAGCAGCGCCATCAAAGGCAACGATGTTTGCTTGTGCAGACATTGTTATTTCCTAACGTAGTGTGCGCATTATCTCCGCCGATTAGCGGACTGCGCGGGTTGGCGCTCAAGCAGGAGAGATCCTGTCAGAGCGGAAATTAGAGCAGCGGCATTTTGAAGGTGGCCCGTTGAAAGGGCTTTCTCCATCTGTTTCATGGATGGGGGTGGTACTGAGAGCTCAGACAGGATTTCTCTGTCAAATTCGAGCTCGAAGGCGAAGTAGCTTCCTCCCTTAAACATAACCAAGGGCGAAGCTATGACGTCTCCCCACTCCTTCTTGAACTGGGATCGTCTGTAGGATGACTTAACAAATTCACCCTGCAGCCCAGACACTCGACCCATAGCAGACAGAAAGTTCCCGACGGGAACAAACCAGTCCACGACAAAGCTGAATGGAACTAACTCCCAGGCAACTGACGCAGGGTCCATAAGACCCAGCGACGTCAGAGGCGACAATTCCTCACGGAAGATCGCTTTGTATTTTATAGTATTGGTTGACTCGGCAAAATCGCCGAGGCCATTACATATAAACTGTTTCCTGTTAGATTTTTGCACCTTTATTACAGTGCTTGCCTCAGCGCGTTTTGCGTGATAGGCTTCACAGGCATCGTGAATATCGGAAAGCAAAGGTTCCCATCCGTACCTCAGCTGGAGCCAGAAGGCGCCAACGTCAGACTGTTTGAGTTTTTTCCTTTTCTTCCCGACTCCAGATAGGCCAAGGATGCGGATGCAATCAGCCGCGTTGCCCTTGCGGGCGGCGCGGTAGGCGTTTAACACCCTCTTAGACGTGTTGACTATCAAGTCAGCAGTTTGATGAGAGGTTCCGGCAGCAACACCAGCATTGAAGTGGTGACCTGCCAGAGATTCCGCCAACTTATTGAGAGCATCTAGTTCTTCATTGCCCCACGGAGACAACGGGATGGAGGGTATATGATTCCCCCACCACCCATTGCCAGACGGCCTGTAATTACCAGGTTCAAACCAAAAGGCCTCCCACAACTGGGGAGTAGCCGCTTGGTAGAATGCGTGTGTCATCCAGTAAGCGTTCTCCGTTTTACGTCCGTTAGCACCCGACCAGTTTTTGCTGGTGCGATTGTGCGAGTCGAACCAAACGTTGAAGCTTCCAGTAGACATAGCACCGTCCTCTAAAATAGACTGAAGCCCACGTCGGTGAATCCGAC